CTCCTTGAAGTCCTCCGGACAGGCTCTGGAGTGCCCACCGGGCGATCTGAGGCCAAAGGCAAGCTCAAGCTCTCGCAAGCGGTTCTTACCCACCTGAAAGTACTTCTCGCGCTGCTCTGAAGGCACCTCAGCATAATACTGCTCGGCGAACTCTTTTTTGCGTTCGTCGGTCCAGACGATGGTGATTGGTCTGGTCATGTCACCACCCCAAAACAAAGACGACAAAGCCAGCGGCAACAGCCGCCAGCAGGACGCTGATGATCTCAATCACCCAGTTGATAGGCTGTTCCATTTCTGCGACCTCGTAGGCGGCTAGGGGCATGTGGTTGTTTTCGACAGGTTGAAGGGGCTGGCAGCAAATATTCGTGCATGGTGGCCGAGCGGCAAGATGGTCGCGATAGGCTTGCGTCTCCATGGCCAGCGCCCTGTGCGCCTCACTGCCATAGTAGGCGTGGATCGCCGTGTGGTGCCCATTGGTTATTAGGCCGCGTGCCACTGCGTCGCGATAGTCGTCCTCGGTATAGAACGGTGCCGCGTTCTGGGCTGTGCCGTAGTTAGGCGCAACGCGGGGGAAGCCTCCAGCCAGAAGGCCGTCATAGTGGGGATAGTTGCTCATCTCAATACCTCTTCATAAACGAGCCGAGGTAGGCATCGTGCGTGCAGTGATAGCAAAGGCTCTCACCCTTGTGGTTCTCGCCACGCTCTGCGGCCTTAAAAATGTAGTCGTCGCACTCAACGCAGGACCAAATGGTCTCGGTGCTGTACGTCTTGCCCTCGTGGTCAATCAGCAGTTCAAGCCATCCGCTTGATGCGAACTCGGCGATGTCGGCGGGGCTGAGGGGCTCTGGGTCGGTCATTGGGGTGCTCCGTGGTTGGTGTGACAGTCATAGTCCTGCAATCAGATGATTGCAAGCACTATTTACTCAATAGGTAAAAACCAAACAAAACCGCCATCCAACAAGCCGCCATGAGGGCCGTGGCCACCATGTCCCAGATGGTTGATCTGGATGGGCGGGCAGGAAATGAGTCTAAGATGAACTTGGGCTTGGGGCGCTTGGACATGCGTGATCTCTCGTGTGCAAATATAGCTTGGCCGTATTGATATTCTTCGCGCTTGACCTGCTCATAAGCGGCATCAAGGTGTAACTTGTCGTCCATTACATTCTCCTTACAAATCGGGTTGGGTTGGCTGACGGGCGCGCGGCCTTGTACGCTGCGATGACGTACGATGGAGGCGCGGCGGCGGGGTTTAGGACGGCAAGCTGCGGAGGTGTTAGGCTGATCATGCTTGAACTTCCTTATAAATTTGCCCCGTAACGACGCGGTGCATGGTTACTTCTGAAACGCCGTAACGGATCGCCATATCTTTGAGGGTATTCCCAGACCCTCGACTGCCACGAACATAGTTTGCCCGAATTTCTCGCACCTGATCTGGCGTGAGTTTCTGATGGGACTTTTCAATGATCATGCTAGCCCTGCCAAACCCAAGAGCGATGGGGCCGCGCTATAAGCCTCAGCCTCAATCAGGTTTTTTACAGCTTGGCGCCAATAAGCGGTTTTCAACTCCGATCCGACAAACCGGCGGCCAGCCTTTAGGCTCACGTAACCTTCGGAACCAATGCCCATGAATGGCGAGAAGACCGTATCGTTCGGGTTGGACCATAGCCGAATGCAACGCTCGATCAGATCAAGTTGAAGCGGGCAGATATGGCGCTCGTCCTTGTCTTCGCGGGCAATCTTCCCGTTTAGGACGTTAGTCTGTTGGATATCCATCCAGACCGGAGAGGCCCACTGTTGCCACATATCGACCGGAAACAGCCGCTTATCCTGTGCAACCTTGTCAGCTTGGCTTTCGTCTTCCGGTGTCTTGCGGAAGATCAGAACATAGTCAGGCATCCCTTGACGGTTGCGCGTGCTGTCGGTCTGGATTTGCTTATACAGCAACCCCAAGGCCTTCGTGCGCTGCATCTCGACGACGGGGTCCTTCCAGACCGTGACGCGACTGTGATAGGTCCATCCGGCGGCCTCGTGGACCTCGCGCAGATCAGACGGGAAATCATATAGTCCAACAACGCCATGGGTGGACTTGGTGCGGGGAATGTCAGAGCAATGCACCGCCGTAAGCCGTCCGGGCTTTGTCACTCGGTACATTTCGCGGATCAAATGGGCGTAAAGCTCTTTGAACTCTGCCTCATCCTTGGTGTTGCCCATATCGCGCTCGCTGTCGCTGTAGACAAACAGGTTGGCAAACGGGGGAGAGTAGACAGAAAAGCCGATGCTATTGTCGGGCAGGCCAGATGCAAATTCAACGCAATCGGCATTGGCCGCGACAAATCGCTCGCCTTGGTGGACGTCTAAGACTTCGGTCATGCGGTGATCCAGTTCGGTAAAATGAGTTGCTTTTGGGGTTGATAGACTTGGCTTTCGGAGTGGGTAACAACGGCGCGCTGCATCGCTGCGACCATCTCTCGTTTCATGGCCTCATGGTCGCCAGCCTTTCGGGCCACAACGGACCAGATGGCTTCTTCGGTATCGGCGCACGCCACATGCACATGGACTGACCGCTTTTGACCAAAGCGCCAGCATCGCCGCACGGCTTGATAGAAGCTCTCATACGAGAACGATAGCCCTACAAAGGCCATGCGTGCGCAGTGTTGCCAGTTAAGGCCGAACCCGGCGATAGACGCTTTGCTAATCAGAATGCGTGTCTGGCCCGTTCCAAATGCCGTCAAACGCTCTTCCTTGACCTCCGCAGACATAGACCCGCGAACCTCGACCGCCTCCGGTATCAGAAGGGCTAACGCGTCGGCCTCGTAGTCTGTGTCGCACCAAATAACCCAAGGCTCGGTTGGTTCCGCTGCCACAATATCGGCAATGATTTGCGCTCGTGCATTGGTGGTCATCCGCTTTTCTTTGTGGATGGCCGTTGCCGACGTGTCTGGCATTCGGAACAGCCGCGATTGGCCGTCCTTCTCTGCGCCACTGTCAATGGAGCGATCCGCCGCGACCGTGTGACGGGTTGTCACCAACTCTGGCAGAATGAACCCGTCATCCGAAAAGCCAAGGTCCGAAGGCTTGGAAACGCACCGCGCCCAAGACGCAACCCAAGACCAAAAGTCTTCGACGGCGTGACCCTTCATCCGCCATGTGCCGGTATCCATGCTGTCATGCAAAAACCAGCGCGTGAGCATTTGGCTTTGCGACATTGCCCCAAGGAATTGCGAGTGCTGGCCAAGTTCGGCGTGATCGTTTGGCGCTGGCGTCGCGGTGCAGGCAAGGCGAAACGGCGTTGACGCGAAGGACGCAATGAGCTGGCGTGTCGTCTTACCCTGAAACGATTTTAGGATGCTGCTTTCATCCAAGATCACGCCGCCAAATTGGCGAACGTCAAAACGGTCAAGGCGCTCGTAGTTCGTGATATAAATGCGCGGGCCGGTGATCTGGTCCGGCTCACGAATAGCCTTGGCGTCAATGCCAAACTTGATCGCCTCTCGCTCGTGCTGGCCGCTTACAGCCAATGGCGCGAGCATCAAGACTGGCCGGTTGGTGTGTTCAACCACGACGCGGCCCCACTCAAGCGCCGATAGTGTTTTGCCCAGTCCCGTGTCAAGAAACAGCGCCGCGCACCCTGTCCGCAATGCAAACTCTACGCAGTGCTCTTGGTGCGGGTTAAGCGATGACGTCAACTTCGGAATGGATTTTAGGCCGCGAGCGTCAAAAGACACTCGCTTAGCCGCAATTTGATCGCGATAGCTTTGGATGGTCACGACCGGCCCTCCGCTTTGGCGTTAAACGCGTTCAACCGGCTTTCCAGATAATCCAAGATCGACAGCGTCTCCTCGGCTTTGTCGGTGCCGGGATATTGCGCCGCCACGTACGCGCGGAACTCGATTAAGGTAAAGGTCCGGCACCCCGCGCGGATGATGTGGCCGCCAAGAACCGACGACCACATGATGAACTCATAGTCGGCGCGGCTTGCGCGGGCGATGAGTTTTAGGCCTCCAAAATTCGCGCCCCTGAGTTTCGCGTCGATGAGGTTCGCGCCGGTGAGGTTCGCGCCGGTGAGGTCCGCGCCGGTGAGGTTCGCGCCGGTGAGGTCCGCGCCGATGAGGTTCGCGCCCCTGAGTTTCGCGCCGGTGAGGTTCGCGCCCCTGAGTTTCGCGTCGATGAGGTTCGCGCCGATGAGGTCCGCGTCGATGAGGTTCGCGCGCCTGAGTTTCGCGCCGGTGAGGTTCGCGCGCCTGAGTTTCGCGTCGATGAGGTTCGCGCCGGTGAGGTCCGCCTTAGCCTTTAACGCGGCCAAAACCGCCAAGCCCAGCAAGCAGGATTGCGGCGTGTCTTTAGGTGCCTCGACCTCGCCGGTCCAAAGAACCGCGCCGGTGTAGCGATGTTTAATTTCTATGGTGTGTTTCATTGGGATTTCTCCGTAGTGTTTGAGTTAAAAATTCCAGCAAATGGCGTTGTGCTGCGCGGCGACCTTGCGGGCCTCGCGCTTGCCGGTGACGGGGATCTCGTGGGTCCAGCGGCGCTGGCCAATCGTCCGAGAGGCAATAAACACCGTGGCTGGTCTGTTAGAACCCTTATTGGTGTAGTGCGCCTCGATAACGGGGCTGGTTTCGTTTTCGTAGAACATGGGGGGTCTCTCCGTTAAGCGGTCAAACGACGCAGCGCGAGGCGCTGGATGGCAATGTGAATAGGGCGGCAATAGGCGCTTGGGCTGGCGAGTTGAAGAGCTAGCCATTTGGCGTCAGCCTTAAGGCAGAGGGCGAGATAAGCAGGAAGGTTCATCAGGGGTCTCCGTAGGGGTCTGGGTTGTTCCTGAAACCCTTATGCTCCTGCAATCGGATGCTTGCAAGCAGATAATTGCATTTTATTAAAAAAAACCCCGCCTCGGAAAAATTCAACGAGGCGGGGCTAAGTGGAGCAGGCTGGGAGAGAGCTTGCCTGATCCACCTAACATTTAATCGCCCGATTGTCTATTTTCCCAGTTTTCAACATCTATCAAACGATAGAAAACGGATTTTCCAATCTTGATATATCGGGGGCCATAATTCATGTGACGCCAGTTTGTAATTGTTCGAACCGTTGGCGTTCCATAATACCGATCTGACAACTGTTTTGGAGTTAACAGATCAAAACTACCTTCTCCCGTTGTCAGCGTCTGGGTCAAAACATCGCCTCCAAATCTTCGGCGGGCTCGGCAACCGCCTCCAGAGCTTCGGCGCGGGCCTTTAGGCTATCTAGATACTCACGCCCCAAACGACGCTGAACGTCCGTGGGCGTGGCTGTCCAAGCCGCCTTGAGTGCATCTAAGCTCACGTCCGCAGAAGCTTCTAAATTTGCCTCGTAGTCAGGTTCTGGCTCCGCCTCAACCTCAACCACAGACGATTGCAAGTTCAGCCGCTCAACCACGCTGGGCCGCTCAACCACGCCGAGGCGCGGCGTCACGTCACGCGGCTGTAAATCCTGAGCCTCTTCCACAACGAGCATCCCACTGGTCGCTCCGGGGCAAACTGTCCGAACGCCTTCGGATACGACCCGGCTTCGTAACATTTGCCGGGGATATTTCTTCCACATCGGATTGTTGATCGCGGCTTTGGATGCGCGAGCCATGTCCCACGAAATCCGAACCGTGCCGCCACTGGGGTGCGAGAACGTCGCGTCTGCCTTGGCATCGTCAAGCGCATGCCACTCGACAGTGCCGCCGCTGGCAATGAAATCACGCAGCATGCTCTCGGCCTTCTTCGCGGGCCGACCGTTGATGATATGGTAATCCTGCGCCGCACTAGCTGGATGACGCCCCTCTGACTGCGCGATGAGGCACAGGGCAAGGGCTTCCTCTGGCGTCTTTACCCCAAACAGTTTGGATGCCGAAAACGCGCGGGCCATACGTTCCAGATCGGGTATCTGGTGAGTGGTCGTGGTGGGTAGGTTCATTTCACAGGTTCCTCTAAAATTGCCTTCTCATCGGCAAATCCAAACAGTGGTAAAAAATAGAAATCAAGCCCTCGCTCACGCATGAGATCGGCGCCTTGAATTTCGTTAGCGGCGTAACCCATGTCATTGTCGGGCGTAATGCGGTCCATTACTCCCCACGCACCTTCCGCGTCTTCCTCACCCACGGCGTCCATCGCACATCTAACAGCTCGGCGAGAGGCTTTTACCCACTCGTAGGGTTCGGTTTGACGCTTATAAAACACAAACCACTTTTCCTCTGACATGCGCCTCACGTAATCGTAAAACGCATCAATGATGTGGCCATTGGGGCCAAATTTATATGACATCGGCGCCCTCCTTCTTGGCCCAGCGAGGCAACCCCAACGGCTGCAACTGCTGAGAATATCCCGGCCATTTATCGCTTGACAGGCAGTCGGCATACAGCCGAAGCGCCTTTCGATACTCTGTGCGGCCCGCATCAATCATCTCGCCGTCCGCAAAATAATATGCGCTCGCCCACGGTGCCGTTTTCTCGTGGGCAAGAAAAATAAACGCCTCGGGCTGCTCGCCCCAAGCAGCCGCCATGCCGTCGATATAAAAGGCGGCTTGCAGGTGATACTGCCAATTATAGGCCGACCGCATAAACGCACCGGCACTGGCGTCTTCTGTCGATTTAACGTCAACAATCGCACCGGGCATCAACCAGTCTGGGCGACACTTACACAGAACTTCAGTTTCTGGATCGATCCAAAACACGGATTGCTCTGCTGCACCCTCATCAAAAATTGCTTGGGCCAACGGATGATCGCGGCAGGACTGCTGGACCTTCAAGGCCGTAACAAAATCATCCGAACTGATCAGGGTGGCGTTCTGTTCGGCTGCAATTCCAAGGGCGGTTTCATACAACAGCTTGCCTTCCTTAGTTCGGCGGTCCACGTCTGGCGCCTCAATGAACCGATCACTAAACGTGTCAGGCTCGAGAACCGCCGCGTGTATCGCCGTTCCCAAAGTCATGGCTGGCGTCGTCTTACGGCCTTCGCGTTTAGGGTCAAGGTAGGCCGACCAATAGTGCAGTGGCGAACGCTCCGCGATTAATTTAAGGCCGCTAGCGCTGACGCCGGGGCCTGCGTGATAGTCCTCGTTAAGGATATCGGGGTAAATTCCGGGTTTCATGTTTGTCCCTCCTAGACGCCTATTTGATACCCCTGCATCCCGTTGGTGTCAAATAAAACTTGTAAAAGGATTTTGTTCGGGTATTTTGATAAGGCACTGGGAGGTGAGAGATGACATTCAAACTACGCGACTACCAAACCGATCTAATCGGTAAGGCCCGCGACAGCATCGCGGATAAACGCAGAACCGTGCTCATGGTTGCACCGACCGGAGCCGGTAAGACTGCGCTCGCTGCCTACATGCTTGGCACAGCCGCCGCGAGGGGCAATCGTGCTTGGTTTATCGTTCATCGCCGCGAGCTGATTACGCAATCGTCCCGCACGTTTGAAAAAGTCGGCATATCCCATGGGATCATCGGTGCCGGGTTCACGCCAGATCGACGTGCGCCTGTCCAGATCGCGGGTATTCAGACCCTAAAAAATCGTTTGCGAGACACCGAGCCGCCATCGCTAATCATCTGGGATGAGTGCCACCACGTCGCGTCCAAATCGTGGTCTAACGTGTTCTCGGCTTATCCAGATATTGTTCACATCGGGCTGACCGCCACGCCATGCCGCCTCGACGGGCGCGGGCTTGGTGAGTGGTTCGATACTATCGTCGAGGGTCCCACAACCGCTTGGCTAATCGAAAACGGGTTTTTGTCGCCATTTAAATTTTATGCGCCATCGGCACCCGACATGACAGGCGTTCGCACTGTGGCCGGTGACTTCGACAACAAATCTATGGCTGAGAAAATGGACCGGCCATCGCTTACAGGTGACGTGATCGGGCATTATGAGCGGCTCTGCCGTGGCAAACGCGCCATCGTGTTCGCGACTAACATTCAGCATAGCCAACACATCGTGGCCCAGTTTCGGGCGGCAGGGTATCGAGCCGAGCACCTCGACGGTAAAACTGATCGTGTGCGTCGTGACGCTGTACTAAAGGATTTCGAGGCTGGTCGTGTTTCGATTATTTCGAATGTTGATTTGTTCGGCGAGGGTTTTGACGTTCCGTCTATTGAGGCAGTTATTTTACTGAGGCCAACGCAATCCATGGGCCTTTACCTGCAACAGGTAGGGCGCGCCCTTCGGACCAGTGAGGGTAAATCTCACGCGATAATTCTGGACCACGCAGGAAACGGTCTGCGGCACGGTTTGCCCAATATGGTCCGCGAGTGGAGCCTTGACGCACCACCACGCGGAAAGCGGTCAACCAATTCCGACGCGCTGCCAATCAAGCAGTGCATGAGCTGTTACGCCGTTCACGCACCGGCACCAGTCTGCCCAGAGTGTGGCCATGTCTACGCCCCCGAGGCTCGTAAGATCGAGCACGTCGATGGTGAATTGGTTGAGGTCTCAGCCGATGTCGTGTTAAAGCAAAAAAAGAAGGAGCAAGCTTCAGCTAAAACAATTTCAGATTTAATCGCACTCGGTCGGGCTCGTGGGCACAAGAACCCTGTGGGCTGGGCGAAACACGTTCACAAAGCAAGGATGATGAAACATGGGTAAACTTTATGACGTTGCCGTCAAAACCGGCAGCTACACGAACAACGCAGGTGAAACCAAGAACCGATATGAAAATATCGGCGTGATGATGGAGGGTGACAATGGCCCCTATCTGATGCTTAAGCGCACGTTCAATCCGGCAGGGGTTCCGGGTAACGCAGATCGCGACAATATCATCTGCTCATTATTCAAACCAAACGATGATCAGGCCGCACGTCCTGCCGCCAAGCCTGCACGCGCGGCATCTTCCATCTCAGACGACGAAATTCCGTTCTAATCATGTCTGATCGCCCCACCCAATCGGAACACGCTACCCAAAACGAAATCCGACTTGGGCTTTCGGGTAAGGCCACGATGTTTCGAAACAACGTCGGAACCGCTTGGGTGGGTGATGCAACAAAACTAAAAGACGGGTCAGTCATGATCCGCAACCCCCGCATTCTTCACGCGGGCCTATGTGAGGGATCGTCCGATCTGATCGGTTGGCGATCCCTCATAATTACCCCCGACATGGTCGGCGAGCGTGTGGCAGTTTTCGCAGCGCTCGAAGTTAAATCAAAAAATGGCCGAGCAACGGCTGGACAAATCAATTTCTGTCGGCGCGTAATCGAAGCGGGCGGATTGGCTGGGATCGTAAAATCGTTAGGCGATGCTGAGAAATCACTCGGACTGGCGGATAATTCAGAGAGCTAGGAAAATATAATGAACGCTGAACAGATCGCCGTCGGTCTCGGTAAATACGTGCGTAATCAATCAGGCTTCAAGGCTTGCTGCCCAGCCCATAACGATAAATCACCATCCCTGTCGATCAGTGACGCGGACGACGGAAAAATCCTAGTCCGCTGCCATGCCGGTTGCGATCAGGGCGCGGTGATTGACGCGCTGAAACGCCGCAACCTGTGGCCTGAGCCTGAGCGCGCGCTACCGAAACCCGCAGGCAAAAAAACCATCGTCGCCACCTACGACTACGTCGATCCGGAGACCGGCGAGATCAAACTTCAGGTCGTGCGCTACGAGCCCAAGGACTTTCGCCAACGTCGCCCAGACGGTAATGGCGGATGGTCGTGGTCGGTGCCTGCATCTGAGCGCATCCTGTTTAATCTGCCATCCGTTTACGCGACCGATAAAATCGTCATCGTCGTAGAGGGTGAGAAAGACGTTACCGCCCTTGCCAAAATCGGGATTGTCGCCACCTGTAACCCCGGCGGCGCAGGCAAGTGGCAACCCAATTACACAGACGCGCTCCAAGGTCGCGATGTCGTGATCCTACCTGACAACGACGAACCCGGCGAGAACCATGCCAGCATCGTCGCAGCGGCGCTAACGGGCCGTGCTAGTCGTGTTCGGATCGTTCGGCTGCCTGACCTGCCCCCCAAGGGAGACGTAGCAGACTGGATCGCTAACGGCGGGACGCGGGCCGATCTCGCGCGGTTGATCGTTAAGTCCGAGGCACCCGCACCGCCACCTGCGCCGCCCATGCCAGTGTCATCCGCCGCCGAAATACCCGAGGATGACGCGCCGTTTAAACATATGGGTTTCAACGGGGGCGTATATTACTACCTCGCCCACGGATCACAGCAGGTTGTCGCCCTTACCCCTAGTCAGCACTCTAAGTCGAACCTTTGCTCTATCGCCGATTTGAATTATTGGGAGCGCGAATTTCCCTCTAAGACAGGCGCGAACTGGGACCTTGCTATGAACTCCATGATGCGGCGATGTGAGGCCAAGGGTATTTTCTCGCCCGATATGCTGCGCGGTCGCGGAGCTTGGTACGACGATGGGCGGGTCGTTCTACATCTGGGCGACGTCGTTTATCTCGACAAAAAACCAACCAAACCCGTCGCGGTGCGCTCACGGTTTATCTATGAGCAGGGCCTACCGATGCGAGCTGAAATCGACAATCCGCTCTCTGCCACCGAGGCCAAGAGGTTTCTTGATCTGGTCGCAATGATGCCTTGGGAAAACGATTTAGACGCGTTGCTAATCGCAGGCTGGACGGTCTGCGCTCATATCGGCGGTGTCTTAGGCTGGCGACCTCATATCTGGGTCGTGGGTTCTAAGGGGTCCGGTAAGACGCACGTGATGTCCAAGGTCATTCGCCCTGTTCTCGGGGACAACTGTCTGTTTGTCGTCGGTGAGACCACCGAGGCAGGTGTGCGCCAGTCGTTGAAACATGACGCGCTCCCTGTCCTGTTCGACGAGGCAGAGGGCGAAGACACACGCGCCACAGATCGGCTTCAGCGCATCCTCGCGCTGGTTCGCCAGTCGTCTTCTGAGAGCGGCGGTAAGATCGCCAAAGGGTCTGTGTCGGGTCAGGCTGCGTCGTTTCAGATCAGGTCGTGCTTCGCGTTTTCGTCGATCAATGCCACCCTCGTGCAGCAGTCAGATCGCAGCCGAGTGACTGTGATCGAACTCAAGGCCAGCCGGAAACACCACGAATTTTCTGAAATCCTCGCCACTGAGGCACAGGTTCTGACCGAGCAATATATCACCCGGTTCTATGCCAGAGCCATCGATCAGGCAGTCAATGTGCGGGCCAACAGCGCCACGTTCGCCACGGCAGCCACGGCGGTTCTTGGTGAGCAACGGGCGGGAGATCAGATCGGAGCCCTTCTAGCGGGCGCGTGGAGCCTTACAAACGATGGTCTGGTTTCATTCGATCAGGCGGCGTCATGGCTGCGCGATTTTGATATGTCGGAGCAGCGCGAAGAGGTCCAGTCTCAGTCCGATGAAAAGCTGCTTTTGGACTTCTTAATGCAGCAGATTGTCGATGTTCCGATGGACAAGGGAGGCACCAAGAAGGCCATCGGCGAGCTGGTGCAGACGTGCCGGGGAGAAGATTTTGGGTCTGTTGACTATGCCAAAGCGGCCCTCTCACGCCTCGGATTTAAGGTCGAACAAGATGGGATTTACGTCTCAAACACTGCCGATGGGATCAAGAGGCTGCTTCGAACGACGCCTTGGAGCGTAAATTGGGCGAAGATTTTGCGGCGGCTGCCGAACTCTCGGGCCGGGGGTGTAATTTACTTCGGATACGTTGGATCAGAGGCGAGGGCCGTTTTTGTCGAAATCTAACGGTTGAACCGTAAGAACCGTAAGTGACCGTAAGTTACAAGCCATTGAAAACATTAAAAACTTACGGTTCTTACGTTCTTACGGTGAAAACATAGTATCTATAGAGAAAAATATGAGGGTTGAAAAATTACGATCCGCCATTTCTCTCTATATATATATAAAATAGTGTAAGAAGTGTAAGTAACGTAAGTTTTCTTTGTTTTCAAAGGGTTATAACTTACAAAAGCACTTACGGTAGGTTTTTGAACCGTAAGAACATTGAAATCATTGAGGAAACCATGTGGACCTACGAAAAACACCTGAAATGGGACGATTTCATCGTCAAGGATAGCCGAGGATGGCTCGTGTGCGTCGTGGGCACTGAGAAAGAGGCCAAGCTGATCGTCGATGCCGTGAACGAATATCGAGCAAAATTAAATTTCGAAAAAAGAGCATGATCTGCAATTAATCGCTTGCAAGTGATGTGGGCATCATTCATAAAGGTTGCAGAGAGAAACACACACACGGAGAGACCCACATGGCTAACATCATCGCAACCTTCTCAAACGGCTTCACAGACACCTACAAAGGCGCTCGCCCTGTCAAGGCAGCTTGGGCCATCATCTCCAAGGCTGACGGTAAAGTGCTTCTGTCCGGCCACTCCCTCGATCTGGCCACGGCCAGCAAGACCGCTGAAGGTAACTTCAAGCAAGTTGAATGTAAGGTCGCCGGTCCTCACAAGGGCATCTACGAGAACCCAGCCCGCAGCCGCATGAACCCGATCTACTACGCACGGTATGCCAAGGAGAAGGGCTACAAGAGCTGGAAGGAAGCCTACGCGGCTTACGTCGAGTGGTCCCGCGAGGCCCGCAAGCTGGTCGAGATCGAAGTGATCTCGATCTAACCCGAGATGGGGCTCCGGCCCCCACCCCCACCAACAGGAGCAAGACCAATGAACATCAACGAACCATGGGAAGCCCAGCTCGACTGGGCCGAGGACTGCAACTATGTCTTCGACGCCATCGACAATCAGATAGCTGGCCCGGTCAGCATGGACGAGGCCATCTTGGTTGCGGCTGCGCCTGATCTTCTGGCCGCGCTTGAGGAACTGCTAGATAAGCACGTAACTGTTGCAAGATCATTTGATTGCCAAAAGGTTGCCGCAGCCAGAGCGGCCATCAAGAAAGCTAAGGGAGAATAGGCCGTGAAAGCCAAAGACCTAACACAAGCGGACGTCGGGAAGTGGGTGACGTTGCGGGGGGAAATCGTGAGCATCCTTGACAAGCGGGTATACGCTCAACTTGAGGGCGACACCAACGCCTACCTTTGCCACGAGGCAATGCTTAATCCAGACACCATCCTAGAATTTACCGACCCGCCCGCGCCGGTACAGGAGGTGGGGGATGTCTTCACAATGGTCCAAAACGGCCAATGCGAGTGGACCATTTCAGCCATCGTCGGTAACGCCTGTCTGCTGACCCACGATGGCGGTCATATATCTTGGGACTACCCCCTATCCTCTAACGACTGGACACCAATCAAATGAACCGCTCATCCACCCTACTCCACGAGATCGCCGACAGCCTCGCCAAGGACGAGCCCACCACCGTCGTGGTGGTGATCCTGCGCGGCACCGATCTGACCGGCTACGCGGCTGGCACGGACTGCGACACGGCAAACCAAGCCTTCGCCGTGGGTGCCGCCCACGAGTATCTGCTGAGGAAGATCACCGATGGAAAGTGAGACCCTGCGCACCGCACAGCTCGCCGAGCAGCAGGCTTGGAGGCGGTGGAAACGCCAGCCCAACCCCACCACATATGCGGCATACAAGAGGGCCAGCGAAGACACCGGGAGGGCTATTTTGGACCTTTATAAGGCCG